TCCTAGGATATATGCGCGGGTACGCTGGGGGGTGCGAGGCGCGGGAGTGCAGGGTGCGGGGCGCAGGGGTGCGGGGGGATGTGCAGGGGCAGGGAGTGCGGGGCGTGGGGGGCGCGAGGATGCACGGGGCGCGAGGATGACTGGGGCGCGGGGGGATGCGATATATCCTAGGATATATGCGCGGGTGCGCTGGGGGGTGCGAGGCGCGGAGCGCAGGGTGCGGGGCGCAAAGGCGCGGGGGGATGTGCAGGGCCAGGGAGCGCGGGGTCCGGGGCGCGGGGTGGCCTAGGGAATCATGCGCTGGTAGGCCACCGCGCGACCCAGGATGCGCGCGTCGTCGGCGTTGTCCGGGGTGACGAAGATCGGCGCGTGGGCCGGGTTCTCCGGCATCAGCCTAAGGCCCGCCCGGCCCGGCAGGTGGTAGACATGCTTGAGCGTGGCTTCGCCGCCGATCAGCACCGCCGCAATCTGCCCGTCCAGAACGTCCGGCTGAATCCGGATCATCACAATATCGCCGTCGTGCAGGCGCGGCTCCATGCTGTCCCCCCGGCAGCGAAGCGTGAAGTCGCAGCGCACAGACGCGTCAACCTCCACGTAGCCTTCCAGGTTCTCCTCGGCCAGAATCGGCTCGCCGCACGCGATGTCGCCCAGAAGCGGCACGCGCTGCCACCGCGGCCGCTCCACCCCCGGCACGCTGAACACCTCCTCCTCCCCGGTCAGCGCCGTGAGCGGGGCGTCCAGCGCCGCCGCCAGCGCCGATACCGTCGAGATTTTCGGCACGCGCGCGCCGTTTTCATACCGGCTGATGGCCTGCTTCGAGGTGCCCAGCCGCCGGGCCAGCTCCTCCTGCGACAGCCCGCGCTCCATGCGCAGGCGCTTGAGTGAGGCGCCAAAAGTCACGGGAATCACCGCCTTTCCTGGGAGAAGTATAGCATAAAAGTCACCGTTTGTACATCGGTTTACGTAATTTTGTCACCGAAAGGTTGACATGGACTGGGAGGTTATGGTATGCTCCGCTTGTCACCAAAAAGGCAACGTTGGACAGGGGGAATTGGAATATGGCGGAGCATATCAGCCGGAAAGCCACCGCGCGGCGGCTTGTTTTCGTCACCGAAAAAGCAACCGAGCGGACCGGAAGGCGGGGCTGAACGATGGACATCTGGTTCAAGGCAAAGGTGGACTGGGGCGAGGCGCTGGGCCTGCTGTCGGACACGGAGGCCGGGCGGTTCGCCAAGGCGCTATGGAAATACGCCGCCACGGGCGAGGCCGGCACGCTGACGGGGAGGGAGCAGATGCTCTTCGCGCTGGTGCTGGCCGACCTCAGGCGCGAGGCCGAACACCGCGAGCGCATCTCCGCCCTGCGCAGCGAGGCCGGCCGGCGCGGCGGCCGTCCCCGCGCGGAAAGCAAAACAAGCAACGGCTTGTCCCCCAAAGCCGACGAAAGCAGCCAAAGCGAGACAGAATCCAGAAAAGAGAAGGACAGAACCCAGACGAAAGAGCCAGAGGCGGGGTGCGCGGAGGGCGGCGGGGCCGCCTCCACGCCGGTGATCACCCTGCCGCTGAACGACGGATCGGAATGGCCGGTGGGCGCCGATCTGGCCGGCCAGTGGCGCGAGCTCTATCCCGCCGTGGACGTGGAGCAGGCGCTGCGCAGCATGCGCGGCTGGCTGCTGGCCAACCGGACCCGGCGCAAGACCGCGCGCGGGATCGAGCGCTTCGCCGCGGCGTGGCTGGCGCGGGAGCAGGACCGGGGCGGCGGGGGTGTTGGCGGATTTGGCGGGGGTGTTGGTGGCGGGGTTGGCTCGGGCGGTGTTGGCGGCGCCGGGGGTGCTGGCGGAAGCGGCGGTGGATTTGGCCGTGGCGGCGGGGTTGGCGGCGGGTTCGGCGGCGCCGGGGGAAGCGGCGGCGGATTTGGCGGCGGCGCGGGGTATGCGCGGGGGCCGAAACGGGTTCAGGAGCAGATGTACGGGCAGCGGACGTACGATCCGGCGGAGTTCGGGGAGCTATCGCCGGAACAGTTGGAATGGTTGAACAGGGGAGGCGGAGAGGATGAGCGTTGAGGAAGCATTGGGGCGGATGCGGCTGCTTTTGGCGCGGCGCAGCGTGGTGGCGCGGCGGCTGGCGGCGGCGGCGGACGGGCCGGGCGAGGTGCGTTCGCCGAGGCTGGACGGGATGCCGCGCGGGCACGGGACGCGGGGCGGCACGCTGGCGGTGCTGGGCCGGATGGAGGCGCTGGCGGACGAGTGCGCGGAGATCGAGGGCGAGCTGCGGGCGCTGTCGGCGCGGGTGGAAGGGCCGATTCTGGCGCTGCCGCCGGGGCCGCACCGGCTGGTGATGCGGCTGAGGTATCTGGAGTGGCGCGCGGTATCGGACGTGGCCAACGGCGCGGGGTATGAGCGGCGATACACCTACAAGCTGCTGGAGGAGGGGGAACGGCGGCTGGCGCGGGAGGAATCGGCGGCAGGCGGGAGAAAGGAAGGGGGCGCGAGGCGCGCGGAGGGGTGAAAGGAGTGAAGGGGGAGCTGGGTCCCGGGAGATCTTCGTTCCGGTGAGGGGGGCGGGGATAGTCCGGGATCTATTTGTTTGGAGCGGAGGGGGAGAGGGGGTGAGGGTGCGGAAAGGCGCGGGGGATGTATAGCCTGGGGAATAGGAAGGAAGGGGCGGGAGGGTGGCGCGGGTGCGGGGAGCCGGAAATGCGGGAGAGGGTGCGGGAACGGGAGAGAGGGGACGAGGGGGTGCGGAGGGATACGGGGAGGTGCGGGGGAGTATGAGGGAAAGCTGGGAGATGTGGGAAAGCGGGGAAGGGCGCGGAAGAAGCGGGGGAAGATGTGAGGGTTGCGGGGGAGGATGTGAGGGGGCCATATAGCCTAGGGAATAGGGAAGAAGGGGCGAGAGGGTGGAGCGGCGGAGAGCCGGGAAAGCGGGGAAGAGGGCGCGGAGGGTTGTGGGGGTGTGTGGGCGAGTATGCGGGAAAGCGGGGAAGGGCGCGGAAGCTGCGGGAGAGGGAGAGGGTTGCGGGAGAGGTGCGGGGGAGCATATAGCCTAGGGAATAGGAAGGAAGGGGCGAAAGGGTGGAGAGGGTGCGGGGAGCCGGGAATGCGGGAGAGGTGCGGGAAGGGAGAGGGCACAGGAACGGGGGAGAGGGTGCGGGAGGGTGGCGCGGGCGCGGGGAGGCGCGGGCCGAGAATGCGGGCAAGGGTTACGGCGGCTTTCGATCAGACGGGGGAAGTAGACACAGGGGGACACTTGCGAACGTATGTTCGTGTGTGATAGGATACAATCGAATCAATGCAGGAACCGACGAAGGGGCGGCTCCTGTTATTTTTGCAAGGGGGAACGGGATGACGGACAACGAGGTGGCCAGGCAGGACGAGGTACTCGCCGCGCTGACGCGCATCCTGCGCAGGGAAGCCACGGAAAGCGCGATTGTGAGCACGCGCTCGCGCGTGCCGACGTTGTGCGCGGACGGCAAGGTGCGGTATGCCGAGCGGACGGAGACGCGCGTGGTGGAGATTCCGCCCAAGATCAGCGATGTGAACCGCGCGGCCGATCTGCTGGGCAGGCGCTGCGGCCTGTGGTCCGAGCGGACGGAGGCGGCCGGGTCCGACGTGCGCATCGTGGACGATGTAGGCGCGGCGGGGCCGGAGGACGGCGCGGCGGAGTGCGGCGGGGCCGGAAAACGGGGAGGCCGCGGCGAGGACGGCGCGGCGGAGCGCGGCGGGGCCGGAAAGCGGGGAGGCCGCGGCGAGGACGGCGCGGCGGCGGAGCACGGCGGGGCCGGGAAGCGGGAAGGCCGCGGCGAGGACGGTGCGGCGGAGTGCGGCGGGGCCGGAAAGCGGGGAAGCCGCGGCGAGGACGGCGCGGCGGAGCGCGGCGGGGCCGGAAAGCGGGGAAGCCGCGGCGAGGACGGCGCGGCGGAGTGCGGCGGGGACGGAAAGCGGGGAAGCCGCGGCGAGGACGGCGCGGCGGAGTGCGGCGGGGCCGGACGGTCCGCCGGCAAAGGCAAGGCGCGGCGCGCGCTGAACATCCGCCCGGCGGAAATCCATACGAAATCCATCCCGGAGAATGGCGGTGCGGTATGAGCGGGGCTCGGCTATCAAACCAAAAGAACAGGGGAAGGGACGGGCGGCGGCAGATCCTGAGGAGCAGGGCGGCCGTCTTGCGGCGCGCCCCGGGAAACGGGCATGTGTGAGGTGCGGCTGTCGGAGGTCATCGCGCCCGCGTTCTATCCGGTGCACGAGGACCTACGGCGCGGCGGTCACGCCGAATACTGGCTCAGCGGCGGGCGCGGAAGCGGGAAAAGCTCCTTCGTCAGCCTCGAGATCCTGCTGGGGCTGATGCGCGATCCGCGCGCCGGCGCCATCATCTACCGAAAGGTCGCCGATACCCTGCGCGACAGCGTCTACGCCCAGATGCTCTGGGCCCTCGACCGCCTCGGCCTCGCCGGGCAATGGCAGGCGCGCCTCAGCCCCATGGAGCTGGTGCGGCGCGAAACCGGGCAGCGCATCCTCTTCCGCGGCGCCGACGATCCCCAGAAATCCAAGGGCGTCAGGCTGCGCGACGGGTACTTTCGCTACCTGTGGTTCGAGGAGCTGAGCGAATTCGACGGCATCGACGCCATTCGCACCATCAAGGCCAGCATCCTGCGCGCCTCCGGCGAGGGCCCGCAGGCGCGCACCAGCGTGCTTTGCACCTACAATCCCCCCGTCAGCCCGTGGCACTGGGTCAACCGCGAGGCCTGCGCCCCGCCCGCCGGTCGCCTGCAGCATCACAGCGACTACCGCGACATGCCCGCCCGATGGCTGGGCGATTCCTTCCTGGCCGAGGCGGACGCCCTGCGCGCTCAAAACCTCCGCGCGTGGCGGCACATGTACCTGGGCGAGGTGACGGGCACGGGCGGGCAGGTGTTCGAAAACGTGCGGCTGCGCTCCATCCGCCGCGAGGAATGGGAGGGCCTGCCGACCTACAGCGGCATGGACTTCGGGTTCGCCACGGACCCGGACGCCTTTGTGCGCTGCGCGTTCGACAAAAAACGGCGCATTTTGTACGTGGTGGACGAGTTCGCCGCGCTGGGCCTGCTGATCGAACGGCTGGCCAAAGAGGTGCGCGCGCGGGCCGGAAACGACGTGATTACCTGCGACAGCGCCGAGCCGCGGAGCATCGCCGGGCTGCGTGCCTGCGGCCTGCGCGTGACCGCCGCCCGCAAGGGCCCCGACAGCGTGGGTCACGGGCTGAAATGGCTTCAGACGCTGGGCGGCATTGTGATCGACCCCGCGCGCTGCCCCCTTGCGGCGGGCGAGTTCAGCCGCTACGAATACGACCGCGACCGAAGCGGGCGCGTCCTGCCGCGGTATCCCGACCATGACAACCACACCATCGACGCGGTGCGGTATGCCATGGAGAGCGTGAGCGGGATGAAACGGGCGGTTGTGCCGAGGTAGGGGCGCATGGCTATAGCCTAGGATATAGTGGTGGCGGCGCTTCGGAGCGGAGGGCGTACAGCGTACAGCGTATAGCCTAGGATATAGGAGCGGCGGCGCAGGGAGCCGCGTTCGCCGCAAAGACGGCCCATGCCACAGCGAGCGGAGGGTGGGGATGGGACCCGCCCGTAAGCGAGCGGATACCAAGAAAATAAAGGGCACAGCGCGGGCGGCCCTTGAGGGGCCGAACGCGCGAACAACAGCACAGCGCGGGCGGCCGCTCACGGCGGCCGCACGTGCGAGGAGGCAACATGTTGGTTATTGATCGGAAACTGCTGGGCCCGGACGGGATGCCGGGGCCGGAGCTGCTGGGGACGCTGCTGCGCCGTCACGCGCAGGAACGGGTCCGGCTGGATGAAATCGGCGAAATCTATGCGCGCAGGCACCGCATTACCTCGCGCAGGCGGCTGGCGGGGCTGCCCAACAACCGGCTGGCGCATGATCTGCCGGGGTACATCGCCACGATGGCGGCGGGGTACCTCGTGGGCAGCCCCGTGCGCTACGCGCCGCCCGACGGGCAGGAGGACGCCTTCGAGGCGGTGCGCAGGGCCTACGGCGAGGCGAGCGTCGAAAGCGTGGACGCGGAGCTGGCCATGGACGCCGCCGTCTACGGCAAGGCCGTCGAGCTATGCTACGCCGACGCCCTCGCTCGGCCCAGGGTCGCCCAGATGGACCCCAGAAGCAGCTTCGTGGTCTACGACGACACGGTGGAGCACGCGCCGCTCTTCGGCGTGGCGTGCCGCGATCTCATGGACGAACAGCTGCGGCGGCGCGGCGAGCGGATCTCGGTGTACGGGCCGCACATCATCCGCCATTTTGAGCGCGTCGGGTCCGAAACCCCGCGCGAGGTCGGCCGTCAGGCGCATTACTTCGGCGGCGTGCCCATGGTCGAATACTGGAACAACGCCCGCGAACAGGGCGATTTCGAGCCGGTCATGGGCCTGATCGACGCCTACGACGCGCTCCAGAGCGACCGCGTCAACGACAAGCAGCAGTTCACCGACGCGGTGTTCGTGCTCAAGGGCGTGGGCGCGCTGGGCATCGACGACACCGAGGAGGTGGCGGACGCCGGCGACGGCCTGGAGGCGGTCCCGCCCGCGGTCAAGGCCGCCGAGGACCCCAGCGTGCGCCTGCGCCGGACCCGGACGCTGTTCCTGCCCGGCGACGGGGCCGACGCGCAGTTCGTGACCAAGCCCGACGCGGAAAGCGGGAACGAGCTGCTTCGTCTGAGCCTCAAAAGCGACATCCACAAGCTATGCATGGTGCCCGACCTGACGGACGAGCAGTTCGCCGGGAACGTGAGCGGCGTGGCCATGCGCTTCAAGCTCCTGGGGCTGGAGCAGCTGACGCGGATCAAGGAGCGGTGGTTCCGGGAGGGGCTGCGGGCGCGGCTTCGGCTGTTCTGCGCGTTTCTTTCGCTGCGCGGCGAGCCGGAGGTGGACGCGGGGCGCGTGCAGATCGTATTCACGCGGGCCTTGCCGGTCAATGAGCTGGAGATCGCCCAGACGGTGAGCACGTATCGGGGATTGGTGCCGGATCGGCTGCTGCTGACCCAGGTGCCGTTTGTGGAGGACGCGCGGGCCGTGCTGGGGGAGGATGCGCAGGAGGAATGAGTGGGGTGCAGGGGGGTCACCGGTTGCTCAATCATTCGCGCTTCCCTGCCGGTCGCGCTCATGGTTTCGCTGCCCCGCTTCGGGTCGCTTTGGGCCTTCGGCCCAACAGCCCACAGGGCTGACGCTTCCCTGCGCGCCTGCCGGGGTTTGGGGCAGCGCCCCAAACTCCTGTGCCGCAGCACAAAACGCGAGCGTTTCGAGTGGCCGAAGGTCACAAGAAACGCGGGTCGCTTCTAATTTATATGGAAGGATGACGCAGCCCGGTGAGCAACGCGCAAGGCGGCGCAAGCCGCCGGGGCGCGGACGGCGTAACAGGGGCGGCGGAGTGCGGACGGCGGGACGAGCCGGGATGTCGTGACGCGAACACTGGGACGGAGCGCGAGGCTTTGGCGCGAGTGGCGTGACGGGAACGGCGGGAAGCGAACGGCGGGAGGCGAACGGCGGGACGAGCCGGGACATCGTGGCGCGAACACTGGGACGGAGCGCGAGGCTTTGGCGCGAGTGGCGTGACGGGAGCGGCGGGAAGCGAACGGCGGGAAGCGAACGGCGGGGCGAGCCGGGATGTCGTGACGCGAACGCTGGGACAGAGTGCGAGGCTTTGGCGCGGACGGCGTGACGCGGGCAGCGGAGTGCGGGCGGTGGGGCGAGCCGCTTCTCCACATCTGAAAACCATCCATATACCCTAGGATATAAGCAGCCGCGGGGTCGGGAGGCGCGGCGGGGGGACAAGGGCTGGCGCGGCTGCGTGTGATGCGCGGCGCGCCCGGCGGGGCCGCGTGCGGCTGCTTATATCCTAGGATATAAAGAACCATTTGAAAAACGCGGAGCCTGCGTGCGGACGGCTCTATATCCTAGGATATACGAGGGCGCGCACGCCTCCGCATCAGCCGACGGGCGTAAAACGGAAGGAGGATCTTTTCATGGAACAGACAGTCAATCCAGGCACGGAGGCACGCGCGGAGGGCGCGGCCACGCTGACCCAGGCGGACCTGGACCGGGTGGTTCAGCAGACCATTGCGCGGGAGCGCAGGCGCGCCGAGGCGGCGCTGGAGGCGGCGCGGGCCGAGGCCGGGCGCGCCGAGCGCGAACGCCTTGAAGCCGGGATGGCCCAGCGCGAGCGGGACGTGGCGCGGCGCGAGCTGGCGGCGCATGCGCGCGAGGCGTTGGCCGCGCGCGGGCTGCCGGGCGAGCTGGCGGGCGTGCTGGACTACTCCGGCCAGGAGGCGCTGGACGCGAGCCTCGACAGCGCGGAGCGGGCCTTTCGCGCCGCCGTGCAGCGCGGCATGGAGCAGCGCCTGCGCGGCGAGCCGCCCCGCACCGGCACCTCCGACCCCGGCGCGGCCTTTCTGGCCCGCGTGCGCGCGGCGGCGGGGCTGGAGAAATGACGGAGGGACGGCGAGGCCATGAGGGACGCGGCGGGGCGGCGCGAGTGCGGCGCGCGTATACAGCGCGGGCGGCGGTTGTGCGGCTGTGCGACGCGGGCGGTGCCTGTGAGGCGGGGGCGCTTTGCGTCTCCTCGGAGCGGGTGTGCGGCGCGCGTGTGGAGCGCGGGCGGCGGTTGTGCGGCTGTGCGGCGCGGGCGGCGTCTGTGAGGCGGGGGCGCTTTGCCTCTCCCCGTCGTGGAGGGCGGCGCGCGTGTACAGTGCGGACGGCGGTTGTGCGCCTGTGCGGGCGCGGGCGTGTGCGGCGCGGTATCATCCGCGTCATCCCCCGATGAGGTTGTCGCGCCCCGATCAATCTATATCCTAGGCTATACGATCATCAACGCAAGGAGGAAATCATCCACATGCCCAACAGCATTGCATTGTTCAAAAACTATGTGCCCATCCTCGACGAGGTCTACCGCGAGGCGTCGCGCACCGCCGTGCTCGACGGCGCGCCGGAGCTGGCTCGTGCCGGGGCCAACGCGGGCGAGCTGATCATCCCCAAGATGACCATGGACGGTCTGGCCGACTATGCCCGCGCGAGCGGCTACGTCGACGGCAACGTGACCCTGACCAACGAAACCGTCCTGTGCAACTTCGACCGCGGCCGCATGTTCACCGTGGACGCGCTCGACGACGCGGAAACCGCCGGGATCGCCTTCGGGCGGCTGGCGAGCGAGTTCATCCGCACGCGGGTCGTGCCGGAGCTGGACGCCTTCCGTTTCGCCTGCTACGCCGCGGTTTCCGGCATCGGCTCCGCCAGCGGTGACCTTGCCGACGGCGCGTCCGTCATCTCCGCCCTGCGCGCCGCCGCCAGCGCCATGGACGAGGCCGAAGTCCCCATGGAGGGCCGGTTCCTCTTCATCACCCCGACGGTCCTCGGCCTGATTCAGGACATGGACACCACCCACAGCCGCGAGGTGCTCGCGCGCTTCGACAGCGTGGTTCAGGTGCCGCAGACCCGTTTCTACACGGCCATTGAGCAGCTTTCCGGCCTCAGCGGCGAGTCGGGCGACGAATCCGCCGGCGGATACCGCAAGGCGGATGCCGGCAAGGACATCAACTTCCTCGTCATCCACCGCGACGCGCCCATCCAGTTCACCAAGCATCTGGCGCCCAAAGTCATTCCCCCTGAAGCCAACCCCGCCGCCGACGCCTGGAAGTTCGGCTACCGCATGGTTGGCATCGCCGATGCCTACGAAAACAAGGCCGCCGGCATCTATCTACACCACAAGGCCTAACAAGGGCTAAAGCCCTTGACCCGCTTCTCGCGCGCTTTGCGCGCGAGGGGGCGCCGCGGCGGGGTGCGTGGGGGAGGAGGGACGCCGCGCGGCGGAAGGCCGCGCGGCTTGCAGCCGCCGGGGGCGGGAAGCGCCCCCGGCTCTGGCGGGGCGTGGGTTGCGCCTGACGGCGCGGGCGCTCGGCGGCTTCGCGCGCCTGCGCGCGGGGGGTGGGGGCGCTCGCCGCGTTGCGGCTTGCGCTTGCGGTGGTTCGCAGTCGATGAGGGTTGCGCCTGACGGCGCGGGCGCTCGGCGGCTTCGCGCGCCTACGCGCGGGGGGTGGGGGCGCTCGCTGCGTTGCGGCCTGCGGTTGCGGCGGTTCGCAGTCGATGAGGGGTTACGGCACATCAGAAAAGGAGAGAGAGCATGGGAAAAATTGTGGGGCTTTTGATTGCGCGGCCCGGGAGGGGCGGCAAAAAGGGGGGCAGGAAGGATGCTGGAGCGGCTCAAACGAAGGCTGGAGCTGGTGGGAAATGACCGGGACGAGCTGCTTGGCGACCTTTTGGAGGAGGCGGAGCAGTATATCCTAGGGTATACGGGGCGGCGGGTTTTGCCCATGGCGCTGGAGGGCGCGGTGATCGAGACGGCGGCGGCGAGTTTCCGGCTTTTAGGGCTGGAAGGAGCGGCGAGCCATGCCGAGGGCGGCGTGAACGACGTAATCGACCGCTTGCCCGCGCGGATGAGGGCGCAGCTGGACATGTTTCGGCTGGGGAGGGTGTTGTGATGCTATGCAGGCGATGGCAGCGCGAGGTCATCATCCGTGCGCCCGACGCGGGGCGGGGCGGAAACGCCTTCCTGCCGGAGGGGCGCGCGGTGGCGGCGTGTGTGCAGCCGCTGCGCGGGGCGCTGGCGCAGCAGATGTACGGTCAGGAGCCGGAGCAGATGCGGCTGATGCTCTGCGGGCTATGCGCCGATCTCTCGGCGGGGGACGGCGTATGCGTGGACGTGCCGCCGGACGCGGACCCGGACTTTCGCGTGGTCTGGGCGGCGCGGTGGCCGGGGCACTGGGAGGCGCATCTGAGGTGGATTCCGCCGTTGGAGAGGGGGGCGGACGCGTGAACGTGGTGATTGAGGTACGGGGCTCGCGTGAGGCGGCGCGCGCCTTGGAGGCGCTGATGGACGGGCTGCCCGGCGCGTGTGCGGCGGGGCTGGACGAAGGTCTGGCGGGGATGCTGGACGGCGCGCGGCGGCTATGTCCCGTGGAGACGGGCGACCTGAAAACGAGCCTGTCCGCGCGGTCGGAGGCCGTGGCGGGCGGCGCGGAAGGGGCGGTCATGGCGGGGGCGGCGCACGCGGTTTACGTGGAGCTGGGCACATCGCGCATGGCGGCGCGGCCCTTTCTGCTCCCGGCCTGTCAGGCGGAGCGCGGGGCGCTGCTGGCCGCTGTGGCGCGGGCGGTGCAGGGGGTGATCGCCGGATGACGGACGATTTGCCGCGCATCCTGAGCGCGCTGGAAAAGGTGGACGGGGTGACGGTCACCTCCGCGTGGCCGCGCGAGCCGCCCGCCGTGCCGGTCGTGCTGGTGACGCTGGCGGGCGAACGAGCAGCCGATCGCCGGGACGACCGCTGGTACCTGACCGAGCTGGAGTACTACGTGCGCGTGTTCGCGGCCAAAAGCGGCGAGCTGCGCCGCGTCGTGGCCGCCGTGGACGACGCCATGCGCGCCCTGGGCTACGACCTGGCCTTCCGCTGGGACGAGCCGGGCGAAGGCTGGCGGCAGGCGGCCATGCGCTACAAAACCTACTGCTGAGGCGGGGCGAACCCCCAAAACCCGGCGCGCGGCGCGCGCGGGAGCGGACGGCGGGACAGCATTGATTGAGAGACAGTCGCCGGTTGCAGCGCTCCCCGCGCCGCGGTGTGTCGGGAAAGCAGGGGTATAGCCTAGGATATATTATGTCACAGGGAGATAGATGAGCCAAATATATCCTAGGATATATAGTGCTTTACGGAAAAACAGGGGCGGGGATATATCCTAGGATATAAGATGCCCCGTAGGAAAGCGGGGGCAGTAATATATCCTAGGATATACAAAAGGAACATCCTGTCCCGGCCCACTGACGGCCCATGCCACAGCGAGCGGTCAAAGGGCAGGGACCCTTTGACGTAAGCGAGCGGCGACCAAGCCCATAACGGGCACAGCGCGGGCGGCTCCTAAAGGGCCGCCGTGCGCACTAACAATAAAGGAGGTCAAGCGTGTGCGGCCCTTTTGCTGCCGCACGCGCGCAGCAACATGAGGAGAGCAGCCATCGGATTCAAGGGGCTGGCGTTGGCCCCGGTAACGGAGAACACGTTGACCAGCTATGCGGCCTCGGCGGGCGAGGCCCTGCCCTACGCGGGCAGCATGAGCCGCACGGCCAAGGAGAGCACCACCGACCTGTACTACGACGACGATCTCTACGCGCAGATCAAAAACGTGAGCGGCGAGGACGTCGAGATCCGCGTGGCCGAGGTGCCGCTGGAGCGCATGGCGGCGCTGGGTCTGGGCGACTACGACGAGGAGACAAACACCCTGGAGGGCGATTTCAGCGTGGCGGGCAAGGAGTACGCCCTGCGCTGCGTGGTGGACACCGTCGATCATCTGCCCTATTACTTCAACTACCGCGTGTTCCAGCTCACGGGCATCCGGTTTGACAACTTCACCACCAAGCAGGACAGCGTGACCGTGTGCGAGGTCATCATCACGGGCGTGTTCAAGCGGCCCGCGCTGCCCAGCCTCAAGCCCTACGCGGTCATGCAGCTGGCGGACGACCGCAGCAACGAGGCGGCCTGCACGGCCTTCCTCACCGACGCGGAAACCAAGCCGGGCGCGTAAGCGCCGGGCAGGGCGGAGGAAGCGCCGGACGGCAGACGCCAAGGATGGCACGCCGGACGGCAGACGCCGAGGGCGACGCGCCACACGGCAGAGCCGAGGACGCCGCGCCGGACGGCAGAGCCGAGGGCGACGCGCCACACGGCAGAGCCGAGGACGCCGCGCCGGACGGCAGACGCAGAACGCGCCGGACGGCCCCACAGCCCCGGCCGCGCATCCCTCCGGCCCCCGCCGGCCCCGGCATCCGCCCCGCCCCCGGCGGGGGAGCGGCCGCTCCCCCCCATCACCCAAAATCACCCAAAAAAGCAAAGGAGCGATTGGCCATGTCTCCCATCAACCCCACGAATCCCCCCCGCGCCGCCCATCCCCGCGCAGGCGCGCGCGCGTCCCGGCGCAAAAGACCCCGCGCGACCCCGGCCGCGAAATCCCCCATGCTTGCCAGCGTCGAGCTGTCCCTGCCCGCCGCGCGCACGGTGCGCGGCTACGAGATCGGGCGCATGCCCATCGGGCGGTTTCTGCGGGCGGCGCGGCGCATCGACGGGGTGCCGCAGGAGGTGCTTGCGCGGCTGTTTCCCGATTCGCAGGACGCGGTGCGGGCGCTGGCCTCGCTGGACCGCGCGGGGCTGATCGGCCTGTGCGCGCGGGCGCTGACGGTGCTGCCGGACGAGGCAGTCAGGGTCTTTGCCGAGCTGGCGGGGCTGGATGAGCAGGCCCTGCGCGACGACCCGAACGTGGGGCTGGACGGCCTCATGGAGATGATCGGGGCGTGGATGGAGGTCAACAACCTCGAAAATTTTATCGGGGCCGCGCGGGCGCTGTGGCGGCGGGCGCGCGCGGGGCGGACGGGCGGTGGCTCCAACGGCTGATCGCCATGGGGCTGAGCCTTGGCATCGGCAAGCGGGAGCTGATGGAGGACTATTATCTGGACGAGATCGGGGCCGTGGCGGAGGCGTGGAACGCCCTGCGGCGTCCGCCCGCGCAGGACGCGGAGGAAGCCGTGCCGCCGGAGGCCTTTTTCGGAGGGGAAGGTGAGCGCCTTTGACGCTGGATGAACTGGTGGTACGGGTCCGCGTGGCCGTGGACGAGGCGGACGGCGGGCTGGACGCGGTGCTTTCGGACCTGCGCCGCTTTGCCGGGGAGGCCGCCGCCGCGGCGGGCGACGCGGCCGCGCCGCAGAAGGAAGTGTGGGCGGGCCTTGCGGAGGCGGCGAAGGGCGCGTTTTCGCAGGTGGCGGAGGCGGTGCGCGCCGGGCTTTCGCTGGCCGCCGCCGTGCCCGCCGGGGAGGAGGGGCAGGCCCTGCGCGAGGCGTGGGGCGCGCTGCTGGGCCCGGAAGGCGCGCTGGCGGGCGACCTCACGGCGCTGGGCGAGACGGTGCAGACGGCTTTGCCGGCCGTGGGCGAAGGGCTGGGCGCGCTGCTGGAGCGGTTTCAGGCGGCGGCGGAGGGGGCGGAGAGCCTCTCCGAATCGCTGCTGCGCCCGGCGGAGGCGCTCGCTCCGCTTGAACAGGCGCAGGCCGGGGCGACGGCGGGCGCGGCGGAGTACGCGGACGCGGCCTCGGACATGGCGCAGTCGCTGCGGGGGCTGGAATCGCAGGCGCGAAGCCTGAGCGGCATCCAGCGGCACATCGACGCCTACAAGGACGCCAAACGCGCCTATGACGACGCGCGAAAGAGCGGGCAGAACGTCGAGAAGGCCTTTGACGGCCTGAGCGACGCGGCCAGGAAGCTGGGCGTGAACGTCGATAAAGGCTCGGGGAGCCTGGAGGACATGGACGATGCCGCGGCCGCCACGGACAAGCGGGTGGACGCGCTGGGCGAAGGGGTGCGGCGCGAGGGCGCGGGCATTGTCTCGACCTTGCAGGGCATGCTTTCGCAGGCGCTCCGGACCGAGCAGGCGCTGATGATTCAGGCGGCCATGGGCGTGGACGTGAGCCAGCCGCTGTCGGCCATTCAGGCGGTGATCGCGCTGATCAACACGCTGCTTGCCCTGATGGGGCGGGCGGGCATCAGCGCGGGGGGCGGCGGCGGCTCGCGCGGGGGCGGTGGAGGCGGCGGACGCAGCAGCCGCGAGGACGAGGAGGCCGAGGCGGCCCGGCGCGCCGCGGAGGAGGCCGAGCGCCGCCGCAGGGAGGCGCTGGAAGCGGACTATCGCCTCATCGAGCACCGCCGGCACATGAACGAAATTACCTTCGAGGAAGAACTGGCTCAGCTGGAAGCCCTGCGCGGGAAGCACCGGATGAACGCCGAGGAGATCATGGACTGGGAGGAAAAGGTCTACGATCTTCAGCAGGAGATCCGCGAGCGGGACGCGGAGAGCCTCGATCAACTGTCCGACAGCGTCATCGACGCGCTGGAAAACCGCTATCAGGCCATGCTGGACGGGGAAATCGACCGGCTGGAGCAGAGCCGCGAGGCATGGCAGACGTGGCGGGATGACAGCGTCAGAGCCGTGGAGGACCAGATCGCGGCGCTCGACCAGCTCGCCACGGCGCAGGACCGCGAGAAGCAGGACGCGGAGGAGCTGCGCAAGATCGAAAAGCTGCGCCAGCAGATCGCCTACGAGCAGGACGATTACAACCGCGCCAAGCTCCAGCAGCAGTTGGATCAGGCGCTGGAGAGCCGCGAGGAACGCCTCGCGCGCCTTGAGCTGGAAGATCAGAAGGAGGCCCTGCGCGCGCAGATCGACCAGATCGAGCAGGCGGCGGAGAGCGAGCTCACCGTGCTGGACCGCGAGCAGGAGGCCATCGAGGCGGCCTACGCGGACCGGATGGAGGAGGCGGCGCTGCGCGCGGAGGCGGAAAAGCTGATCCTGAGCCAGTCGCAGGACGAGCTGCTCTCGCTGCTTGAGCAGTACGCGCCGGACTACGACGCGCTGGGGCAGACGCTGGGCGAAAAGCTGCTGGACGGCTTTGCGTGCGGCGCGGGCGACGTGGCCGCGTGGTTTGAGGACTTCAGCGCCCGGCTGGCCGGGGCGCAGGCGCAGATGGCCGCGCTGGCCCAGTCGGCGGCGGATACCTTCTACGACGGCCGCCAGACGGCGCAGGCCGCGCAGTCCCCGGCCACCCCGGCGGTGACGGTGAACCAGACCGTCGAGTTCAACCAGCCCGTCGAGACCCCGGCGCAGGTGGCGCGGCGGATGGAGGAGGTCAACGAGGCGCTGGCAATGATGCTGTAGAGCGTGGCGGAAAAGCTCGGCTGGCGCCGATCTTTTCCGCCGGGGGGTGCGCCGGCCGCCTACTTCGTCAACGGCTGCGCCGTTGACTTCGCCGGGCGGCGGCCGGCGTAAGGTTGCCTTGCTGACGCAAGGCTGCCGAATCCACCGCGCATGTCGCTGGATTCGGATTTCAGCTCGGAGGGCCCGCGAGCCCTCCGAACCTCCTGACGGGTGGTGCGGGCGAGAGGCCCGGCGATATGCGCCGCGGGGTGCGGGGAGGCGCGTTTCTTGCCCCCGGTTGCTCAATCATTCGCGCTTCCCTGCCGGTCGCGCTCATGGTTTCGCTGCCCCGCTTCGGGTCGCTTTGGGCCTTCGGCCCAACAGCCCACAGGGCTGACGCTTCCCTGCGCGCCCTGCGGGCGCTCGAAACGCTGGCGCGGTGCGGGTTGCGGGGCTGGTGCGGGCGCACGGCGCGAGCGGTGGGCGCGGGGACGCGCCTTCCGCGACGGGAGCGGGCGCACGCGGCGGGGCTTCCGACGGGGCGCGGACGCATGGCCCGGCGGTATGCGCCGCTGCCTGCCGCAAGCCGCGTTTCTTGCGCATGAAGGCGCTCGCAACGCTCGCGCCGTCCGCCCTCCGTTCGCCGCAAAGACGGCCCATGCCACAGCGAGCGGTCAAAGGGCAGGGACCCTTTGACATTAGCGAGCGGCGACCAAGCCCATACCGCGCACAGCACGGGCGGCCGCTCACGGCGGCCGAACGTGCGAACCAACACGAAAGGAGTACCAAAACACCATGCAGCAACTGACCTACATCAACCTCCGGGGCGAGCGGGCCGTGTTCGGGCGGGGCGCGCCGTACCTGCTGCGCAGCGTGCGGGGGGTGGGGGCGTGCGACAACGCGCTGACGCTCACCGAGGACGGCGCGCGCGACGGGGGGCGGCTTCTGTCGCTGCGGCGCGAGGCGCGGGAGATCACCGCGGTCATCCAGATTCTGGGGGCGACGCGGCAGGGGCTTTACGAAAGCCGCGAGGCGCTGTGCCGCGTGCTCTCGCCCGATCTGGCGGCGGACGGCGAGAGCCGCGCGCGCCTCGTGTACGAAAACGACCACGGCGCGTGGTGGACCTGGGTGGTCCCGCTGGGCGGGCTGGACTGGACGGCGCGCGCCGGGGACGTGCACACGGGCGTGAACGTGCGGTTTCAGTGCGAAAGCCCGTTTCTCTACGGCAGCGAGCCGCGGGAGGCGGTGTTTCGCCAGACCAGCGGGGGCTTTCGGCTGCCGGGCAGGCTTCCGGTCAGGCTTGGGTCGCAGGTGTTTCAGATGCGCGTGACCAACGGGGGCTCCGCGTTCGCGCCGTGCGTGGTCACGGTCGAGGGCAGCGGCGAGACGCCCGCGCTGGTCAACCGCACCACCGGCGCCGCGCTGCGCCTGACATCGCCCCTGCCCTACGGCGAGCGCCTCACCATCCGGACCGACCCGGCGGCGCTGGCCGTCACCCTCACGCGGGAGGACGGCAGCGGGGAAAACGCCTTCGGCTACCTCGATCCCCTGTCGTCGGTGGCGGCGTTCGGCCTGCGCCCCGGCGAAAACGACATCGAATACGTGCCCACGGGCGACCGCAGCCGCAGCGTTATCCGCGTGCGCTGGTACGATACGTTCGAGGGGGTGTGAGCGGTGGACCTGTCGCTGATGGTGATGGACTTTGACTTCACGCTCCTTGGCGAGGTGCCCGCGCCGAAGTCGTTCATGGTCCGGCGCGAGTTCCGGGGCGTGGGCAGCTTCAAGCTCACGGTGCAGCGCGACGCCGGCGGCCTTCTGGCGCGCGACCGGGTCATCTACCGGCCCGACCGGCCAGAGCAGGGGTGGATCATCCACCGGGTGAGCCGCAGCGGCGATACCCTCACCGTGGACGGCACGCCCCTCAAGGGGCTGGCGAAGCGGCGCATCTGCCTGCCCCCGCTGATTACCGGCGGGGCGTACAACCAGTTCGGCTACGATCTGTTCACCGGCGACGCGGAGAGCGCCTACCTACACTTCGCCGCCAACAACCTGACCGCCCCGGAGGACGCGGCGCGGGCGATTCCGCGCCTTGTGCTGGATACGAACCTGCACCGCGGGCCGGAGCTGCCGTGGCAGGCGCGGTTTGAGCGTCTGAGCGACCTGTTTGAGGACATCGGCGCGGCCACGGAGGTGGGCTGGGACATCCGGCCGGACTTCGGGGCGAAGCGGTACGTGTTCGGCGCGTGGGCAGGGGTGGACCGCACGACGGGCACGGGGCGGTGCGCGCTGTCGCGGGAGCTGGGCAACGTCGAGGGCGGGAGCGTGACGGAGGACGCGGGCAGCGCGGTGACGGTAGTATACGCGGGCGGCGCGGGCGAAGACGAAAACCGGCTGATCCAGAGCTACGGGAATGAAAACGCGGGGCTGACGCGGTATGAGGCGTTCGAGGACTGCGGTTCGATCGACGACACGGAGATGCTGGCGCTGGCGGCGCGCAGGAAGCTGACGGGGCCGTCAAGGACGATGACGGCGGACGTGGTGGATGGGGGATTGTGCCGGTATGAACGGGACTATGACGTGGGGGATGTGGTGACGGTGGTGCTGGATGGTTGGCGGATGGACGCAAGGCTGATTGCGATGCAGGAGACATGGGAAGGCGGGAGAAGGACGCTCAAGGCGACGTTCGGGGACCCGCCGCTGGGGGTGACGGAGCTGATGCGGAGGGAGAGGAAACGGGTGGTCAGGTAGGGGAGCAGGGGGGAAAGAGCGGGGTGCAGGGGCCTCAGGCCCTTGCCGGGGTTTGGGGCAGCGCCCCAAATCCCTGTGCCGCAGCACAAAAAGCAAGCGTTGCGAGCGGCCCAAAGGCCGCAAGAAACGCGGCATGCTGCAAAGCGCGGCATGCCCCCCACGCCCCAGCGCCCCACCCCGCAAGCGTTGCGAGCGGCCCGAAGGCCGCAAGAAACGCGGCAGGTTGCAAAGCGCGGCATGCCCCCCACGCCCCCCGCACCCCACCCCGCACGGCGCAAGCGTTGCGAGCGGCCCAAAGGCCGCAAGAAACGCGGCAGGTTGCAAAGCGCGGCATGCCCCTCACGCCCCAGCGCCCCTTCCCGCAAGCGTTGCGAGCGGCCCAAGGCCGCAAGAAACGCGGCAAGCTGCAAAGCGCGGCATGCCCCTCACGCCCCCCGCACCCCACCCCGCACGGCGCAAGCGTTGCGAGCGGCCCAAAGG